GTATATCAACGACTTAGGGGACGCCGGCCGGGCCGGCCGTGCCGTAACCCCTTGACAGTCAACGACTTACGCAAAACATCATACAAGTCCCGTGCCAATCTGAGTTTTATACATTGTAAACGCGCAACTCTTATACATAGTGAACGCGTTAATTCTATACATAAAAAACCCTCTCGAAAGAGAGGGAAACCATTCCTGAAATGTAAGAGGTTTCAGCGTTCTCCCTTTAGCATAGGGAAGCCATTGAAGGAAAAGCTATTCTCTTTGCGTGAACGGCAAAGTTTATTGGCGATCTTAATAGCCTTGGCACGACTTTTAACTTGGTCAAAAAGGATGCCCCCAACAAAGATGTTGAGCCACCCATTAAAGTTTTTGCAATTTTTAATTGTAATCATAATTATTTTTTTATTGATTTGTCTTAAGCAGGGAATAGACCATAACGACGAGATCCGTCATTACTGGAAAGGCGGGACTTAAGAAGTCTTTCTGCATCACGCTTACGCATGGCGATGGATTCGACTTGCCAAACAGAACCTGCTTGGGTGAGAATTGATTTGAGGATGAACATATTTTTTCCTTTTGTTTATTTTGTAAATTTAAAGTAATTTGCGTATATTGTCAAGGGTTTTATGCGACCCATTTGACAAGTTTCATTTGCAAATCATTAAAGCGTTTAAGCTCATAGCCGATTTGCAGATCGCAGTAGCTTGCTTTGGAAGGATTTTCATCCTTGAGATTGATCCAATCTCGTAGTGATTCACGACTGCGAGAAATGAGTTGATTTAATTCTTCTTGATTCATAGTATTATACTTGTACGAGTTCAACCTTGTCAAAGGTTTGCGAATGTTGGATTGCTTCTTCTTCAGCGAGGATACGAGCGAGATGAGGAGAACGACCTTGCTTGTCGATTCCTGCGACCCTAACCCGTGGGGCTAGTCCAATGATGGAGGGGCGTGAGCTTGGGACTTCCCAAATTTTAACACTCCAAAAGGTGGAGAATTCTTTTACTTCTATTTTCTTTATCATACTAACAATATAAACCATAAACCCCGAAAACGCAAGAAAAACCTTTAACTATTTTCTTGCACGAAACGACTGCTTATATAACAAGGCAAGTGTCTTTTGCGTGTGCAAGGCGAAGATCGGCAAGCTCGATCTCAACCTTCGAAAGCTCAGGCAGAGCAAGCACTTCGATTGCCATTTCTATTGAGGCGTGGGTTGCAGGAGTTGCGTTACTACGGCTAACTGCAATGGCGTTTTGAATTCCCTCAAGTCTTCCCTCAAGGATTGCGATGTTGGTTTCTTTATTCATACTAACAACATAAAGGCAAAACCCCGAAAACGCAAGAAAAACTTTCAACTGTTTTATTGCACGAAACGACTGCGATTTAGGCGGGAAGTTGGCACGCAACCTGTATGCGTTATGCCATAAGTCGCTGTATATCAACGACTTAGGGGACGCCGGCCGGGCCGGCCGTGCCGTAACCCCTTGACAGTCAACGACTTACGCAAAACATCATACAAGTCCCGTGCCAATCTAACTTTTATACATAGTGAACGCATAACTTTTATATATAAAAAACCCTCTACTAAGTATAGAAGAGGGTCGCTTACAAAGTATAAGTTTTTCTAGGCAGGGATTTCAACCCCCGACTCTTCAAGAAATTCTTTAAACGCCAGAACAGGGTATCCTGCCGAAAGATTTATATTTTCACTAATGTTTATTAGTTTGCCTGCGTTCCAATTTTTCTCGAAACAAGATTGCCCTATTATGACATCGTAAGATTCGGGTGTTCGGTCGGGGTGGTCACTTGAGCATATAATGGGAATGCCCGTATCGCCCAACTTGGTTAAGATCCACTTTGCATTAGCCATATCAATCTATTATAGGAAAACCAAGAAAAGAAAAACCTTCGCCTCTTTCCTTGGCTAACTTCTTAGCCACTTTGAGAGCCTTAGCTCTAGATTTTACTTGTTCAACAAAAAACCCCCCAATGTAAACATTAAAGTACCCTTTGAAATTTTCGTTTTTTTCAACTTTGATCATTTTATTTGTTTTCTTTGTTGATGAATTTTGTTTTCATATATATAAGGTAAGGGATTTTTGGGTTAATTGCAAACTTTATTTTGCAAAAAGTGGATGAGGACGGAGATCCTTGACCCGAATTCCAACACGCTTTTGGGAGCGGTAGACTCGGCAAACTGCTACCATGCCCTGCACGGCATCGTGAAAAGTTTTTTCGACTTGATAGATTCCGCCTGAGCGGGTGACTGCGATAGTTCCTGTTTTAATCATAAGTATAAAGTAAGGGATTTTTTAAGTAGTTGCAAGCTTTTTCTTTGTTTATTTTATCCTCTAGAGTTTAACCAAAGACCTGCGAGTCCAAAGAAGCAGACGAAAGGGAAGGCAAACAGGCAAGACCAATTGCTTTCGTAAGTGAAGAAAGGTACGAAGAAAAAGAATGCCGAGATATAGCCTAGACCTACAAAGGTAAGGCAAGCGAGTGAATCATGTAAAGTGTTTAGTATTGTTTTAATCATACTAACAACATACGGGCAAAACCCCGAAAACGCAAGAAAAACCTTCACTTATTTTCTTGCCCTATTCTATTGCCATACAGGCGAAAAGTGCACCTTTTTAAGCGTTGCTCTTGCGTAAGTCGTTGAGCGTCAGTAGAGGGAATGTCATAAGTTGTTGACTGTCAACGACTTAGGGCGTGCCCCGGGGGGGCGGATTTCCCTAACCCCCTGACAATAAGAGACTTAGGGGATTATTGACTCATTTATCATGCCAACTTTGCACTCACTATCTTGGTGCATTGCCATACCCAATTATCTCGCTTCTTGCTTGGGTAGTTAGTAAAACCCTTGTAGTAGCGAAGACCCGCTTGGAAAACATTCTTTCCGTATTGGTGAACAGTAAAGGTATGATCCATTGACCTGTTCTGTATAGTCAAAGCATAAAGGTTGCCCGTGCAATGAGCCTTCCACCTGCGTTGATTGCCATGCCACTTAGGATCAAACGGCACATTCTTCCTGCCACTCCAATCGTATGTATCTGCCATTAGATTATCCTCGTGAGTTGAGCCAAAAGCCTGCCATTACGGAGAACATAAGAAAAGGGAAGGCGAACACGCATTGCCAATTAGGCGAGTAAGTAAACAACGGAGTGAAGAAAAAGAATGCAGTTATATAGCCAAGACTTACAAAGGTAAGGCAAGCGATTGAATCGTGAAGAGTGTTTAGTAGTGTTTTAATCATACTAACAACATACGGGCAAAACCCCGAAAACGCAAGAAAAACTTTCAACTGTTTTATTGCACGAAACGACTGCGATTTAGGCGGGAAGTTGGCACGCAACCTGTATGCGTTATGCCATAAGTCGCTGTATATCAACGACTTAGGGGACGCCGGCCGGGCCGGCCGTGCCGTAAACCCTTGATTACCAAGGACTTACCATATGAAGGCGCCTTTACCACCATCTCCATTGCGTCCCTGCGCAAGGGCAAGGGGGTGAAGCTCCAAGTCGGCGACGGGCACCGACCAAACACGCGAGGAATAACCCCGAGCGCGGACGACTGCGACGTCGCCAGTTATGGACTCCACCACGCAGGAGAATCCACCGAAGAGAACAATATAGTTAATCTGAATCATACAAACAACATAAAGGTAAAGTGGAGCAAAGTCAAATTTTATTTCATTTATTTTCAGAACCTATTTGCCACGAAACGCAATAACTACCCCCTCCCGTTTAAATGAATCAGTCAATGATTTAACGTTTCTGTATAGCGGCGGGGGTGGTTTTTCTCAAAATCAAAATCAATTACAATATTTATAATAATCTCTAAAGTCAAAAAAAACGGGCGCTAATATATATATAAAGTAAAAAACCATATATAACTAAAGTCAAAAAAAATCGGCGCCTATATAAAAAGCATTTAATATAATTGATGTATAATGTTTTAAAAAGCGAATTTAAAAATAAAAACTTTAAAAACCGCGATTGCTCGGATATCATGAAGCATGAATAAAGAAGAAATTATCGCTCAAGTTGCTAATGATGTTCTCAATAGTATGAATATCAGTCAAATATTAAATGTCTTACGCTCTTACTCCGTAGAGACCGCCAATGATTACGTTGATGGTTTAGACGAGGAAGGTATAAAGGATTTGGAGGAAAAGATTCAGGCTGCAAAAGCTGAGATAGATAAGAATCGCGAAGGGTCTAATCTAGAAATCAAAGCAGGAACTTAAAGACCTACCGTAAAACTCGACTTTTTAAATTTCATTATTACGGACTCTCGTCCGTGAGGCAGGAACGACACGCAGCTATACCCCTCTGATATTAATTTAACTTCTATATGATCAACAAATTTCCTAGGGCAGTTCATAACTAATAGAACGCCTTGAGAATCCTTTGGTTCTGCAAGTATTAATTCGTAGCAAAATTCCCAGCAAAAATTATATATCGACTGATTCATCGATTTTTTCGATCAGTTTTTGCACCTTCTTGAGGTCCCCTTTTATCATTAGGTCTGCAGGAGTTTCTTTTCCATCTTTTTCTATTGGGGTATTTAGCCATACGGTAGCTCCGTATATTGTATGCTTTTTAGCTACAGCTGTCATTATGTCATATTTAGTGATTCTTCTATCTCCATAAGACACAACGATATCATCATTGTTTTTCCTAACTAAGGCTTTTTTCTTTTTACCCACTTTAATATTTACACTAATTAATTTATTTTAATTAAAAAGAGAGTCGATTTCAATAATAGATGTGTATATTATTGAAATATTTAATTAATAAATATGCCAAAAAAATCAAAGGTAGAAATACCCCAACTTAAATTAACGTTCAAGGTCAACAACCTCAGGCTTACAGAAAAGCAAAAAGTATTCCTTGCAATAGCGCTACAAAAAGAAACGAACATCATATTCGTAAGCGGGCCAGCAGGATCAACAAAAACATATATGGCTGTTTATGCCGCGCTTCGACATTTAAGCGCAGAGGATGATCTGGATATGTTTTATGTGCGTACAATAATCGAAAGCGGAGAAAAGGGGCTGGGAGCGCTTCCGGGTAGCGTAGAAGAGAAAATTAATCCATACATGGCTCCCTTGGAGGATAAACTTATAGAGATGTTGCCAGAAAATAAAACCATTCGTAAGGACTTAATTAACGAAGGGAGAATACAGGCGATGCCAATTAATTATTTAAGAGGGGCCAGCTGGAAAGATAAAATTGTTGTTGCTGACGAAGCTCAGAATTTCACATTCAAAGAGTTAACCACACTTATAACTAGATTAGGGAAGAATAGCAAATTATTTATATGCGGAGACTTTATGCAAAGCGACATTAACGGAAGAAGCGGTTACTCTGGAATGTTTAATTTATTCAAAGATCAAGAGAGTCGAGAGAATGGAATTCACTGTTTTAGTTTTAACAAAGACGATATTCTTAGGAGTGAATTGCAGAAATATATTATAGGCAAGCTAGAGGAAAGAGCAAAAAAGGTGTAATATTAATATAATGGGTGATTTTATACCAGTCATATCTGCTGTTATAACCGCGCTTGCTACCTTGGCAAGCGTTCTTTTAGGGCAGAGGCTTATGAGAAGAAAAGAAAAGGATTGTATAGTGCGAGAAACGGCTCAAAACGCTAATGTGTATACCGCCCTTCAATACCTAATGGAAGAAATGAAAGGGGATAGAGCTTACATTATGGAATTTCATAACGGGGACATTTATTTCTCAGGAAGAGGTCAGCAAAAATTCAGCTGTACCTATGAGGTGGTAGAAGAGGGAATTAGCACGGAATGCGAATTCTCTCAAAATCATCGGGTATCAAATTACCATCATTATATTAATCAAATGATTCATGAAAATAGATATTTCTTTCAAGAGACTGAAGATGTTGAAGATAGAGTTTTTTACCAAATGATTCATAAAAAAGGTATAAAAAGTATATATAACGTACCTATAAAAACTTTAAGCGGAAAAATAGTAGGAATACTTGGAGTGGATTATGTAAAAGGGCAAATGCCTAATATTGATGATATAAACGATACGCATTTATTCATGAAGCGACAAGCTAGGACGATAGCAGGCTATCTAATTTAATTAATAGAAAATTAATTAAAAATTATATACTATAATAGTATGATTACAGAATTTTGCATGTCATGCGGCGCTAAGTTTCAATACTCGTTAAAAAAGCCTAACTTTTGCTCTTCCTGTGGTACTTCTATGGGAGAAGGGGAAAGTGTAATAGCTGAACCACCTAGCGCTAGTAACGCTAGCGTTCCCGAAGCGAATATCAACTCAGTACCGAATATCAATATATCGAAGCTAGAATATGAAATAGATTCCGGGCCAAGAAATCTCACAATAGGAGATATTATCGCCCAAGGATCAAATTCACCCAATAAAGGAAGCCCGCAAAAAATATCGCGCACAGCTCCTAGTTATAACCCTGACGAAGACATACTTAAGTCTACCATGAAGGAATGTAGCTCCAGCAAGCAACCGGACGATCTTCAGGAGCTAAGTGGCGAAGGATAAGAAACCTTCATATGAAGAGTCTTATCCTATAATCAAAGAAGAACTAAACAAGAGAAAAGGTAAATGGTACCTGAACTCTCTTGCTTGGCTAGACTTTGATGACGTTAAGCAGATAATATCCTCTCATATTCATAAAAAGTGGTCCCAATGGGATCATGCTAGACCTTTGCGCCCATGGTTGAATAGAATTATATCTAATCAATTAAAAAACATACTAAGAAACTATTACAGTAATTATGCGAAACCATGCCTTAGCTGTCCATTTAATCAAAGCGGAATAGCCGAAGAAAATACAGTAGGCTTGTGTTCATTTACAGAAAGCAAAACTCAATGTGGAGAATGCCCCTTGTATGCAAAATGGGAAAAAACCAAAAAAGCGGCGTACAATATAAAAATGGCTTCGGCTTTAGACAATCATGTGCATGAGATAAAATCACAAAATGGAACCACTTTTGAGCTTGAAATTGCAGAGAAAAGGTTGCACGCTGAAATGAAACTCGCGTTAAGCGAAAAGCACTATGAGATATATATATTGCTTTTTATAAAAAACTTAAACGATGAAGATGTAGCGAAAAAGCTCGGATATAAAACTACGGAAAAAGGCAGAAAAGCAGGGTATAAACAAATAAAAAATTTAAAAAAGCAATTCAAGTCAAAAGCTGAACATATTTTAAAAAACAAGGATATATTTTATGGAAAAGATTAATTTAACAGAAGAGCAAAGAAAGTTTATAGATGATAATTACAAGCAAATACAAAACCTTAATGAATTAACACGTAAT